CCCTCACACTTTTTATACCGAGTTTTCCCAAAACGCACACGCACACGCGTACCAACCAAACCTAACCAGGGAGCAACATCATGAACAAACGAAACCTTTCGGTTGATGACTACGGCCAAGTCCAGGAGGGCACCCTTGTGATGGGTCGGCGCAGTTTGCTTGCAGTGGAGATGGTCAACCGGTGGGGGATGGTGGCCGGGATGCCTGACGGCGAAGACTCATCCGGGCGCGCAAGGCTCCGACTGGCCACGCCTGAAGAGTTGGTTGACCGGGCGGTTGAGGTGTCGAATCTGCTGAATCTGCTGTTTGACCGCCTGGAAGCCGAGGGCATGACCGGGGAGGACGACTTATGGACTATTTGCAAATGCAAACAACAGGAGGATGATCATGAGTAGCCCAGACAACGTGGTGTTTTTCGCCACATCCATTTGCATTTGCAAGCCGTTGCAACTACTTATATAAATAACCGAGGACCACACATGTATAGAATCAGCATCAACACACACGAGCAGCAGGCCGCGAACTACACTGACGTACTGGTCGCGGGGTTCCGTATGGACATCCTCCAGATTGATGGGGACCGGGCGGGCGATGTCATCCCGGATATCAAGCGAGCCCTGAAGCGACTGGGGACCAAGAAGGTGTCCGGACCCTTGGACGCTGGAGCGGTGGCGGCGGTTGTCGAGATCCTGACCGAACTGTTGGCGGCATGCGAGGCGACCCCTGACGGGACTGTGCGGGTGGGGGTGGGCTGATGCCTATCCGTCGACCTACCCACAGCCTGGCGAATCGTCCCGGGCACCAGTGCAAGAGCGACCGGGTCCGGGCCATGCGCAACACCGGCCGTTGGCAGAAGGTCCGCAAGATCCAGTTGGAGCGTTCCCCGCTGTGTTCCTGCGGCGCGCCGGCTGCGCATGCCCACCACGTCAAGCCGTTGTCCGACCATCCGGAGCTGTGCTATTCGATGGCGAACCTTCAGAGCTTGTGTGCGGCTTGCCATGAACGGCACCACACGGAACACGCAACAGACAACACCAGGGAGACAAGATGAGCAGAGCCAAAACGGAGCTCACGCCCGAGCCGTTGCAACTTACGGCCAAGGACATCCAGGCGGCCGCGGCGACCATGCCGGACAACCGATGCGACACCACCAGCGCAGAGGGGTGGGACGCAAGCAGCCCGACGCAATACCTGACGGTCACCCAAGGGGAACTGGAGTGGGTTGACGATCTGATGGATGACTGTGACCTTGACTCGTGGGTACACGACCGAGCCCGGGAGGCCATCAATGGGTAAGCGAGGACCGAAGCCGAAGCCGATTGAGACCAAGGTCCAAGAGGGCAACCACCACATGACCAAGAACATCCAGAACCGCATGGCCAAGAGCGTGGGCGGTGAACCCCTGAAGCCGTCCAACATATCGCCCGAGGCGTCAGCGATCTGGGATGAGGTCATGCCTGTGCTGACTGAGATGCGTGTGGTTGACAAGGGTAACGGGTTGGCGTTGGCGTTGCTGTGCGAGACGCAGGCAATCATGGACGCGTATACGATCTACTTCCAGCGCATGCGTGGCCACCCGTACCCGGACAACCTGCAAGGCATGTTTGACAGGCTGGATGAGACCCCGTTCCGCATGGTGGCCTCCAGCTACAACGAAGCGCACGCGAACACCCGCCGATGCTACGCGTCATTCGGGCTGACCCCGTCCGACCGCGGCACTATTGAGAAGACCAAGGAACCGGGCAAGGGCACCGGCAAGCTAGGAGAGAAGCGGACAGGATGAACAACAACATGCGGAACATAGAGAGGTTATGGGAATAGCATGACCCCACCGGACACGATACCCGAGATCTGGACCAAGCCCATTGCCGGGTTCGATCCTTGGGCGAACGCTCCGGAGGGCAGTTGGTTCGACGTTCCGGCGGCAGAGTCGTGCTGTGAGTTCTTCCCTGAGCGCCTGAAGCTGAAGGAAGGAGAGTTCGCGGGTGAGCCGTTCGAGCTTGAACCGTGGCAGAAGACCATCACCGGCTACGCGTTCGGCTGGAAACTAGAGAGCGGAGTACGGAGGTTTGACGAAATATTCGTGTACATACCCCGGAAAAATGGGAAAACAACCTGGGCTGCCGGGCTTATCCTTCTGCTGTTTACGAGTGACGGCGAGCCTGCAGCTCAGGTCTATTGCGCAGCGGCCGACACCGACCAGGCGGCGATTGTCTTCAACGAGTCCCATTCAATGGTGCAGCAAGATCCGGAGATGAACGAGGTCATCACCGTCCGGGAAAGCTACCGATCCATGAAGTTTGGGAACAACATCCTTCGTGTATTGTCCAGCACACCCAAGAGCAAGCACGGGTTGAACCTGTCGGCATACGTGGTGGATGAGGTGCACGCCCAGAAGAACGGCGACCTAATCGAGGCCATGGAGACCGGGACCGCGTCCAGGCGTCAACCGCTGGGGATCTTCCTGACGACCGCTGACCATATCGGGGACACTGTCTGCAATGAGAAACTGGACTACGCGCTGAAGGTCCGTGACGGCACCCTTGACGATCCGAGCCTACTGCCTGTGATCTACTGCGCAGACAAGGACGATGACTGGCGGGACCTCGAGACCTGGAAGAAAGCCAACCCCAACTACGGCGTGAGCCTGAAGCCCGCCTATGCCCGCAAGAAGATCAACAAGGCGATAGCCGCCCCGTCGTTCCTGCCCACCTTGAAGCGTCTGCATCTGAACATCCAGACGAACAAGAAGGAGTCGTGGCTGGACATGATGTCTTGGAACGAGTGCCCGCCCCGGATACCAGACTCAGAGCTGACCGGGTTGCCCTGTCACGCGGGTATCGACTTGGGGTGTACCAACGACCTGACGTCTCTGTCGCTGTACTTCCCTGCCGTTGACGCGCTGAAGGTTTGGTTCTGGGCTCCAGAGGACGCGATAGCCAAACACAAGCAATACCAGAAGTGGGTGGCCGAGGGCTGGATAGAGTCGACCCCGGGCAACGTCACAGACTACAACTACGTAGAGGCGGCCATTGTCCAGGCGGGCAAAGACTTCCGCATCATCGACATCGGCGCGGACCCCTACAACGCGACCCAGACCAGCACCAACCTGGCAGAGACCCACGGGTTCAGTGTGTTTGACTTCCGGCAGGGGTACAAGTCCATGAACGAACCAAGCAAGGAGTTCGAGCGCCTGGTGATGAAGCGGACACTTGCCCACGGACACAACCCCGTGCTCTCCTGGATGGCGTCCAACGTGATGATCACGCATGACCCAGCCCAGAACATCAAACCTGTCAAGTCCAAACCAAGCTCACCGCTCAAGATTGACGGCATCGTGGCCAGCATCATGGCAATAGGCCGTCACCTGAGCAACGAACACGAACAGCCAAGCATGGCAAGCAGAGGAATAGTTGTGACCCTATGAGTATACTCACATGGATTAAAGATAGATTCAAGAGCGAGACCCGGGCCGAATCGCAAGCACTGGGGGCGTGGTCCGGGTGGTCTGACATCGTCACCGGCGACGGCATGACCGAGTCCAAGGCGTTGTCATTCTCAGCTATTTACCGTTGCTGTGCCCTGATATCCGATACGGTGGGCAAGCTCCCGCTTGTGGTGTACCGGAGGGTTGACGAAGGCAAAGAGGCCGACATGTCACACCGGCTTTACAATATCCTCAAGTACGAATGGAACGAACAGCAGACCGCCATGGTGGGGCTGGGCCTGACCATCTACCGGCGTCTACTCTGGGGCAACGGTTACGCCTTGATTGTGAGAGACGCAGGCATGCGCCCGACTGCGTTGGTGCCGTTGTCAACCGAGACCACGCCTGTGATGGTGTACCCGTCCAGAGAGGACATGGAGACACTGACTGACGGGGTGTTGCTGTATGTCGTCTACGACACGAACGGCAGGCAATACCACCTGCGCCCGCACGAGGTCCTGCACATCCGGGCGACGGTGGGCGACAATGTCGCGGGGTACTCACTTCTAGACGTGGCGGCCGGGAGTTGGAATGCGGCGGTGGGCGCTCAGGAGTACAGCGAGAACTTCTTCATCAACGACGCGAGCCCTGGAATCGTCATCCAGTATCCTGAGCGGTTGGACCCGGATGCCATCAAGAACCTGCGCGCCGGTTGGAGCAACGCACACCAGGGCGTCAGCAAGAGCCACATGCCTGCGGTGCTGGAGGCAGGCGCGACCATCGACCGAATGCAGCCGAACGCCAAAGACATGCAGTTGATTGAGACCAAGAAGTGGAGCATCATTGACGTAGCCAACTACTTTGGGGTACCACCGCACAAGGTGGGCGACGCAAGCCGGACAGCCTACAACTCCCTTGAAGAAGAGAACCGTTCTTTTCTCATGGACACCATCGACGCACATCTGGTAGCGTTTGAGCTGGAGGCACGCAAGAAGCTGCTGAGCGAGGCCGAGAAGGACACGAACAGCCACAGCATCAAGTTCTCCCGTGATGAGCTTGTCCAGGCAGACCTAGCCACCAGGACGGACGCATACGTGAAGGCGACCGGCGGGCGTGCATGGATGGCCCCGGATGAGGTGCGCAAGGCGGAGAACAAGAACACAGTCGGCGGCGCCCAGTCTGAGATCTTGGACCCGACCAACAACTTCGCCCCGCAGGAACCCGGCGACGCGACCGAGGCCGAAGAGGAAGAGTCAGACGCAATCAGGGCAGCCCAAGCCAACCTGGAGTACGTCAAGGCGCGCATGGTCAAGCGTGTGACCAAGGACTACCTCCGGAAAGGGCACATAGCCGAGAGCCACCGGGCGGTCATCGAAGAAGAGTTGAGACACCCGGCGCAGTTGGTGGAACTCTTGACCGGCAAGACAGACATCACAGGAACAACCATTGACGAAATCATAACCGAACTCAAAGAGGTGAAATAATGGAACGCAGGACACAGGCAGGCAAAGTTGAAGTCAGAGCGAACGAGGACGGGAGCAAGACCATCATGGGACTTGGCGCACCGTACTACGACGGAACCGAGCGGACTGAATACATCATCCGCGACAGCAAGGACAACATCATGTTTCGGGAGCGTATCATGCCCGGAGCGTTTGACGGGATGATGTCCAGGCCGGACGACGTGCGCGGACTCTGGAACCACAATTCAGACAAGGTCCTTGGCCGGAACACCGCCGGAACTATGCGCATCACCACCGACCAGACCGGCGCACGGTACGAGATCGACGTGCCGGATACCACCCCCGGCCGGGACGCAGTGGTGAGCGTTGAACGCGGAGACGTGACGGGCTCATCGTTTGGGTTCCGGGTCCGATCGGACGGCGACACCCCGGGTCAGCGGTTTGTCTATGAAGACGACCAAGAGATACGGGAGTTGATCTCCCTAGAGGTCCGTGACTTCTCGCCCGTGACCTACCCGGCATACGAGGCCACCAACGGCCACATCAGTGTCCGGGATGCAGAGGACGGGGTGCAGGCCCTGGAAGAGTTCCGGCAAGCCAAACAGAACACCACCGACGCCGAGGCTGATAAGGCCAAAGCACAGGCAGAAGCCCTGCAGCTGAAAGCCAAGGCCGCCGAATGTGAATAGGTGAAAAACACCACAACCGCTTGACATGGCGTAAACCGCCAACTACTGTAGACTGACAGCAAGCCTAGTCTTGCGCAACCAGTTTAACTATCGCCTAGTCGATCCTGGAGCAATCCGGGACCGGCTTTTTTTATGCCTACAACGAGGTAATATGATGAAACTCAAAGGACTGAAAGAAGAGAGAGCCAAGGCCGTAACGGCTATGCGCACTCTCGCGGACAAGGTCGCAGAACGCGGCACTTCCATGACCGACGAAGAGCGCGCGGAAGACACGCGCATCAGCGCCGACCTGGAATCAATCAGCGAGCGCATCGGCTTGGAAGAGCGTGCGACTCAGTTTGAAGCTGACAATCAAATGGTAATCGCTCCGATCTCCCGGCCAAAAGGCATGGACAGCGACAAGCGGTCTGACTCTGAGATCCGTTCCAGTGCGATCCGCGGTTGGGCAACCAGCAAGACCAGACTCGGCACGAGCGACCAGCAGCGCAGTGACGCCCAGAGCTTGGGTTGGGTCAACGACGAAATCGAGGTCCGGCTTTGCACTTCCGCCGAACTCCGTGCGACCCAGATGTCCAGCCAGATTGGTGCGGACGGTGGCTTGCTTGTCCGGCCTGGTATCCCTCAGTCGCTGGAAGAAGCCCTGTCGTGGTATGGCGGGATGCGCGAAGTCGCCGAGATCATCCGGACGGCAGGCGGGGAAACCCTCCCCTTCCCGACCGACGATGACACCAGCAACACCGGGTCATGGGTTGGCGAGAACAAGACCATCTCAGCCGCCACAGTACCGACAGTCGGCACCACGAACCTCGGCGCGTACGAGTTGAGTTCCAACATCTTCAAGGTTCCTTATGCCTTGCTTGATGACTCGTACATCAACATTGACGCCTACATCGGCAACAAAGCAGGGGTCAGGATTGCCCGCGCTGGTAATACAGCCTACACCGTGGGTGATGGTGCCAACGAAGCAACCGGCATGATGCTCGACACCACGCTGGGCGACACCGCCGCGAGTTCAACGACTGTCACATTCGATGAGCTGAAAGACCTGCTGCAGAGCGTTGACAAGGCATACCGTACCGGGGGAACCTGGATGATGTCTGACGCAACGTTCTTCGCCATCGGCAAGCTGAAAGACGGCGACGGAAACTACCTCTGGCAGCCTCGGGTGACCGAGATGACACCTGAGATGCTGTTGGGCTATCGCGTTGTGATCAACAACGACATGCCTGCCATGACATCCGCGCTGAAGCCTATCGCGTTCGGCGCTATGAACTCCTACAAGATCCGTGAGGCCGGGGTCGTCCGGTTCCAGCGCCTTGTGGAATTGTACGCCGCCCAATCACAGGTCGGTTTCTTGGCAGTACAGCGGGCTGACGGCAAGCTCGTGGACGCCGGTCAGAATCCTGTTAAACATATGCTGATGGCATAGGGAGACATAACAATGAGCAGAAAATCATTCCTTGAGGGAAACAAGATCACACAGGTGATCACCCCTACCGCCGGTGCAGCCGGTACTACTGACATCAACGGGACCGGCGTTGACATGAAGGACTACGACGAAGTGTCTTTTCTGGTCACGTTCGGCACCATCACGGGGTCCGCTGTAACGTCTGTCCATGCAGAGCAGTCTGCTGACGACAGCACTTACAACGACCTGGAAGGCACCAACCAGACAGTGGCGGACACTGACGACGGCGACACATTTGTCGTTGACATCATCAAGCCCACCGACCGGTATGTCAGGGTCGTTGTTGACCGTGCAACCCAAAACGCTGTTGTCGCCAATGGCCTGGCAGTCCAGTCACGCGCCAAGGCCCTGGTCGTTTCGCAGGCAAGCACAGTCAACAGCGAGACGTTTGTCAGCCCTGACGAAGGTACCATCTAAAATCCGGCCTTGATTGGCTACTCGTTCGGGGTCCGGCCAGGGCCCTGAGCGGGGCAACCACGGAGAACACCATGGCAGATGCAACATACGGACCAAAGACATACCGGAAGCAGGGCGGCGACGAGATCGTCATTGCATCCGGCGGCACACTGAATCTTGAGTCAGGCGCCATCTTCCAGCAGGACAACAAGGCGGCGGCCGCGGTCATGACTGTCGGCACCCAGGCAACGGCGACCATCACGGTTGCTATCCAGATCAACGACGCAGAGGGCACGGCACTTGCCGCAGTCTCAGCACTTCAGGTGTACTTGTCTTCTGATTCAGCAGGCAAGGACGTGGAAGGCACAGGCCCGGACTCGTGGGCGGCTGGAACCGATGGGAGCTTCTACGCATCCGGCGGGGACAGTGTCATTGCAGGATTGATCGTGACCGAGTCCGATGGAGACATGGACCTTGCCATCACTGAGGCATCCGTGGACACGTTCTATCTGAATGTGATCCTTCCAGACGGGAGCATCAGCACATCAGGCGCGATCACGTTCACTTCGACAACCTAACAGCGTGGCGGGGGTCGGGTCGTGTTGTCCCGGCCCCTGTCAGGGAGACGCTATGCGCAGAGTAATCTTTGCATGTTTCGGGCCTGGAGGTCCGGAACTGTCACAGGCCGAAGCGAGCAAGAGAGCCAACGAGGTTTGGACCGTCAACGATTGGTACCAGAAGATGCCGAGGCTGCCATGTCCTGATCGGGTGTTCAACATCCACAGCGACATCACCGCACACGCCGACGACCCCACCAGGTTCGCGGGCGACACCATCAAGAAATACAACGAGTCGGGGGCCGAGATCGTGACAAGTCGATACTACCCGGAACTCTACAACTGCAAGCCATTTGCGCTTCACAAACTCTTGGACATCCGGAAGGACCCGTTCTTCTCCTCAAGCCTCGCGGCCATGTTCGTGATGGCGTGGCTGGAGTGCTGGGATGAGATCGAGCTAGTAGGCGTCCAGTTAGGCCTGGGCGCGGAGCACGAAGGCCAACTGCCAGCGGTGGCCGGTGCAATCAGCGAATCAGAGCGCCGGGGCATCCGAGTGATTAACCCGTTCGCCGAAGAGTGGGCCCGACGCGGTGGCTATCAAGAGGTACCATGGCACAACGCCGGAGGCCTGAATGTGACTTACTGGGCTCTCCAGCATCCAGGGATTGACGCGCCCGGCATGGTTAAGAAGTCAGCAGAGCGCCAACTGCCGTACCAAACATTTGACAAGGTGAACCTATGACCGTTCCCACGACCACCCCGGACTACACGTCACGCCGAACCGTCACGGCCGCAACTGCCTTGCCTGTGACCCTGGCTACCATGAAGGCCACGCTACGGCTGGACAACTCTGACCAGGACGCGTTGCTTACCGCGAGCATCTGGGCGGCCTCTCAGTCGGTGGAGGCATACACCGGGCAAACCCTGACCACGACCACGTTTGAAGCGTTCTGGGATGACATGCCCGCTGTGTTCCAGCTGCCTACCAATTCACCGGTACAGTCCATTGAGTCGATCAAGTACTACGACCAGGACGGCACCGAGCAGACCTTGGCCTCTGACCAGTACCGAGCCGACATCTACCGTCAGCCCGCACGCATCGAACCTGCCTATGGGGTGTCATGGCCAGCCGTTCGGAACATGGCCAACTCGGTTACAGTCCAGTACAAAGCAGGCCACGGCGACGCGTCCACGGATGTCCCTGCGGTGTTGGCGGCCGCGGTTGAGTCTCAGGCCGTTGACATCTACGAACACCCGGAGAGCCTGATTGTCGGGACCATCTCCGGCCTGAACGCCACAGCCGAACGCCTTCTAGCCTCATACAAGATTGCATGGAGTAAGTAATGCCACCAGGCCAATACAGATACCGACTCAGCATCATGCGCCTGACTAACACGCGGGCATCGGGCGGCGACATTACACCGTCTTGGGCTGAGATCGTCAAGCGTTGGGGCAGTGTCCTGATTGCGGCCGGCAGTGAGTTTGAGGACGGCACCAACCTGCACGCGCGCCGACAGTACGAGGTTCGGATGCGGTACTATTCCGGACTGATCGAACAGGACCGAATCGACGTGACGGTGTCCGGCAAATCCCGTCAGCTCCAGGTCATCAGCATCGCAACCGACACCGGCACACACCAGCGGGAGACCGTGGCCAAGTGTGCTGAAACCGACTTAAACCCGACAACCTAGAGGTATTCCAATGGCAGACATATTCAGCACGACCAACAAACCGGGAGCCATCGACGGTCCCGCCTACAACGCCGAAGTAGTCGCACCGCACGACAGCACGAACCTGTCCCAGATCTCACGCGCCCTGTACGTGGGGGTTGCTGGTGACGTATCGGTTGACATGGCCGACACGGGCACGGCGATTGTCTTCACGGCTGTACCTGCGGGCTCGCTTCTGCCTATCCGCATCAACCGGGTGAACAGCACATCCACCACAGCAACCAACATGGTAAGCATCTACTGATAATGATCGGCAACGCAAACACCATATGGCACCACGCGGTGTTCGGGGGGGCGAGTGACTACGGCTTCCTCGGCTCTTCTACCGACACTCCCTCCGGCGCTTCCGAATCGGCTTTCACGATCCCGACCGGCGCGGAGATGGCTTTGCTTGTTATCAACCTAACGCAGAACGGCGACGGTACAGCGGTCAAGGTTTACCATGAGATAGCCAGCACGTGGTATGCGTCTGACGCGTCACACAGAAACATATCAGCAAGCGACGCGGCCACATACGTTGGGAGCACTACGGCGGGTCGTATCACAAGCGCAGGCAGCACAAGCGGCGAAGGCATGGCGCAGGTTCTACTGTTTAATGGATTGTCAAGCACATCACTGTATCCCACAATAGAGCAGGACGGCGGGTACATAGACGCGTCTGGAAACATAGTGA